GCGGTGCTGACACAAGAGCTACAGCTCTTACGTGGTTACTTTCATCAGCTGATGTTGGTGAAGATTTTGAATTCTTTGTGTATCAGCATGGGTTCCTATTCACCGATAGAGGTAGAGCTCTTGTGCAGGAGCTAAAAGAATTATGCGCATAATAGAAACAAGTTATGGCGATGTAAGAATCTTTTCTGAAAGAATATTCGGCTATAAAAGATTTATAGTAGAAACATTTAACGGTGAGGATTGGGATACACAAGTTTATTCAAGCTTGTGGTATAAATTAGAAGATATTAAAAACATAGTTGAGGAAAAACTAAAAAATGAAAAATAAGCAGTTAGTATATGAAGTAGTAGCAACTAAAGATAGTAAAACAGTTGCTGATTATATATTTGAAAAAATGAAAGAAGCAATCATATTTCAAAAACAAATGGTAGAAAAAGGATATACCGTAGAATTTAACAGAAAATGGATATAATATTAATAATAATTAGTTTAGGAGTTTTAATAGGTAGTAACTATGGCTCATATAAAATTGGACGTCAGGAAGGTCTCCGCTCTGGAGCAGAAAATACTATAGATGTATTACATGAAAATAAGGTAATTTCTTTTGATAATAAAGGAAATATTATTCCAAATCCATTTTTTAAGGTTTAAAAAAGTATAAATAGATTATAGAAACAGGATCTATTTATGAACTTTAAAACTTTTAGTAAACAAACACAAGTAATAAGTGAAGGCACTAAGCTTACACCGTCTGTTCTAGACGAAAAAAATTCAGCAACCGGTGAGCCACGAATTGATATTCTTCGTGATTTAGTTCGTGGAAGTAAACCATTAGAATTAGCAAAAGGTGGGACAGTCACTGTAATTAATATTGATGACGCTCTAGAAAAAATAAAATTATTTAAAAAGAATCCTTTACACTTCGGTAGAGGAGGGATTCCATTAGAAACCAATGGTGGTACCATTTATACGAATGACCTTAAAAAATCAAAAGTATTTGGTGGTCAATCTGGTGGTGCTGGTGGAGGTAGTGTAAATACAAAAATTTATGAATCACATAATGCTGTATTTTTACATGCTATGCTTGAACATGGTACAAATCAACCGCTTGAGTTTTTTACAAATGATATATTAAAAAGTGCTTATTCAAGTGCTGAGGTAGATGCTAAATGGAATGAGATTGAAAGTATACCAGATGAATGGGTGTTATCATCTTATAATATATCAAAAGAATTAATTAAATTAGGTTATGTTCAAAAAGGCCATACTATCCATAGGAATAGTAAAACAATGAATGCCATTTATCAAAAGAAAAATGAAGCATTTGCTAATATGGATACGAAAAAACTTAAAGATGATAAATGGAATCCTGGTGATGTATGGGCAGTGGATAAATCATTTGATGTTAATAGTTTAAATACAGCTACTATTGATGGACTAAATGCTGATATATTAGAAAATTATTTAAATAGAACTTGTGTAGGAATATCTCTAAAAGGTCCTATGACAAAGTCTGTTCCTATAAAAGAATTTAATTTAGATAAATCATTACTTAAAACATATAAGTTTAAAGACTTTAGATTAGAATCAAAAGGTGGAAACTATTGGTCATCTAAGATGGGTCATATTGATTATAGTGGTGGTGAATTAACTATTAAAGACGGAAAACATTTCGGTTCAATTAAAGCTGAAATCAAAGGTAAAAAGGCTAGAGGCGGTGGACTTGGTTGGAGTGAAATGAGTGGATACCTAGAAAGATATGGTAGAAAATTTAAACTTAAACCAGTATCACAACATGCTAAAAAAATAGCTATTGCAATTGAAAGAAAAAAAGATGAAAAAGCAATAAAAGAATATTTTAAATATTATAATTACTTTTATAATAATATGTCTTATGCAGATTTTAAAGCAAAAGTAGTAACTATGCCAGGACATTGGATATCAGCCAAGTTTGGTATAACATTATTAGGTTATTATATTAACCATGTTCCTAGAAATAAAGTAAATGAACTTATAACAAATTTTGTAAATTATGCAGGTTCTTCATTATCAGAATCTAGTGCATACGTTAAGGCAGGGAAATAATGAAAAATTTTAATAACTTTTTAGCCGAAGCTAAGAACACTCATATGATTCATATAGAGGATTTAATCTTAGACGGTGGAGTTAAGGGGGCACGCCAAGCTATCCTAGCGCTTAGGTCAATGAGGGATATGTTGAGCGGTAATGCAAAAGCACCAATGGACATTACTGTCAAGTGGGACGGTGCCCCCGCCGTTTTTGCTGGAGAGGATCCAAATGATGGTAAATTCTTTGTCGCAAAAAAAGGTATATTTGCTAAGAACCCTAAAGTGTATAAGAATCATGAAGATATTGATGCAGATACATCTGGAGATCTCAACAAGAAATTAAAAATGGCATTTGATAATCTCAAAGACCTTGGAATTAAAGGTGTTATCCAGGGCGACTTTATGTTTGAGAAAAAAGATTTAAAGAAACAAAAAATAAATGGTGAATCACATATTACATTCCATCCAAATACAATCGTTTATGCAGTGCCAGAAAAGAGTACATTAGGTAAAGAAATCAGTAAAGCAGATATTGGTATAGTTTGGCATACCACATATAACGGTTCTAATTTTGAGTCTATGAATGCAGAATTTGGTAAAGAGATTGTACCAAAATTAAGAAAAAGCTCAAAGGTATGGATGGTAGATGCAACGCTTAGAGACTTATCAGGAACAGCTACATTAACAGCTGATGATAATAAAGTAATATCTAAAAAATTATCAGATGCTGGAAAAATATTCAAAAAGATTGCAAGTGGTGTACTTAAAGAAATAGAATCTAATAAAGAACTTAATTTAATTATTAATACATATAATAATACAAAAGTTAGAGAAGGACAAAGAATTACAAATACTAAATCTCATGCTACAGGACTTGTTATGTTTGTAAATAATAGATATGCTAAAGAGATAGATAAAAGAAGTACACCAAAGGGTAAACAGGTTCAAATAGACAAACGAGATGAATTATTATCATTTTTCAGTAAAGATAACATAAAAAATTTAAAATTAATCTTCGATTTACAGAATTTAGTCATCGATAGCAAATTAATTATTATAAATAAATTAAACAAACTATCTAAAATTGATACGTTTGTAAAAACTAAAAATGGGTTTAAGGTCACCGGCGTTGAAGGCTTTGTGGCAATAGACCGATTAGCAGGTGGTGCAGTTAAGCTTGTTGATAGAATGGAATTTTCCACCAACAACTTTAGCAAAGATATTATAAAAGGTTGGGATAACCCCAACTAAATGGGATACCGAGGTAATATGTCAATTAAATCATTTAGTGATTTTTTAACAGAAGCAAATAAAGAAGTTCATTTTGTATTTGGAAGATTTAATCCACCTACAATTGGACATAAAAAATTATTTGATCATCTGAAAAAAGTCAGTCGTGGTGGAGCATATCGTATATATGCTTCAAGAACAGTGGATAGTAAAAAGAATCCGCTATTATTCAAAGATAAAATCAAATTCCTTAGAAAAATGTTTCCGAAACATGCAAGAAATGTCATGTCGGATAAAGATGTTAAAACAGTATTTGACGTAGCAGTCAAATTATATGATCAAGGTTTTCATAAAGTAACTATGGTAGTAGGTGCTGATAGAGTAAGAGAATTTGATATTTTACTAAACAAATATAACGGTGTTAAAGGAAGACACGGTTTTTACGAATTCCAAGGTGCTATGAATGTAATTAGTGCAGGTGAAAGAGATCCGGATGCAGATGGTGCAACCGGTATGTCAGCTTCAAAGATGCGAATGGCCGCTCAACAAAATGATCTTGAAGGCTTTTCGAAAGGATTGCCTTCAGGATATCATCCTAACGATTTATTTAATGCTGTTAGGAAGGGAATGGGTTTAAAAGAAAAGAACTCATTTAGAAAACATATACAATTATCTCCAGTATCAGAAACTAGAGAAGAGTATGTTGATGGAAGTTTATATAGAACTGGAGACAAAGTTCGCATTAAAGAATCAAATGAAGAAGGAGTGATTGCTCATTGTGGTGCTAATTATGTAATCGTAGAAACAGATACAGAAAGAAAAAGACATTGGTTAGATTCCGTAGAAAAAGTTAATGAATATTTAGAAATCGGTACTAAAAAGATGCTGAAAAAATATTTAAAAGATACACCATTCTCGGAAGTAAAACAAGACCCTGATATAAAAGATAGAAAAGGCTCACAACCTGCAGGGTATTATAAAGGTTTAAAAACAAAATCAACAAAACAAGCCAGAGCTAGACATTTTGCTAAAAAGTCTAAAATGGACGATGATAATCCAAAGGCATATACTAAAGCTCCTGGCGATGCAACTGCAAAAACTAAACCATCAAAACATACTAAGAAGTTTAAACAAATGTATGGTGAAATGGCAGAGCATTTAACGTTTGAAGATTTTACAGTTTCAGAACAAGATACTAAAAAGGCATTGAAGAAAAAGGCTGATAAGTCAGGAATGCCATACGGTATATTGAAAAAAGTTTTTGATAGAGGAGTAGCCGCTTGGAGAACAGGACATAGACCCGGCACTACACCTGTACAATGGGGATTGGCAAGAGTTAATTCTTTTGTCACCAAATCAAAAGGTACGTGGGGTAAAGCTGATAAAGATTTAGCCGCGAAAGTTTAGGAGAAAAAATGAAAAATTTTAAAGATATTAGAGAAAGATATAGTAGTAAGTTCCCACCTGCTCTAATTGCTGCAGCCGTTAAGATTGCTCTTGACATGGGCGGTAATATGACTGGTGCTTACAAAAAAATAGAAAGAATGAAACGAGGATTAGGGGACGATCCTGTCGTGATGGATGCACTAAGATTAGCAAATGAAGAAGTTCAAAAAGAGGAAACTTTAAATGAGTTAAACTTTTCATATGCATTCTTTGACAAGCAAAGCCTTAATAAATTTATGATGAAAGCAACTAAGCTTAAAGGATTAACTGTTGTTGATAGCGAAAAGAAAACTGGTGGTCACTTTGTGGTCAGAGTTAAATCTGATGATAAAAAGATTATAGCTAAAGCCAATACATTCGCAATGAGAGCAATGGCAGAATGGGTTGATGAAACAAATCCACAAGAAACAATAATTACTATTGATGAAAAGCTTAGAGCTGGAAAAGGTAAAGGAGTTGCTGATATAGATTATATTGGTGATACGCCTCTCACTAGAAAACTAGAGA